CACAAACTTTTTTTGGATGTGCTAATACGGGCTTGTGGTATCTGTATGTGTGTGGATGCCATTTATCTGTGTGTGTATGTGTGTGTATGCGCCCCAAAATAGTCTAAAAAAACCTTGCAAATAAAGGGTTTTCACCTTTACTTAGCGTGTAATCTGTGCAAGAATGGCTATGTAATCAGAAAACACAAAGCGTGTTTCTAAATCTAACAACATTATTCTTGTCCAAGAATAAAACGAAAGGAATAATCATGCCAAATGGTTATGTGCAAGTGAGAACGAATAGTAAGAAGCACCGTGACACGGTTCTACCTAGCAGTCGTGTTGAGGTTAAGTATGATGTGGATGTGCGTACTGCGTATCTGCTGGATAAGGCTATCGCCAATGCTTTGAGCAGGGGCATAACCTTTGACAGGAAAACTGTCAATGCGTTGCGTAGGAAAATTAAGGCGAATGTTAAGGAGCAGAATGATGTCTAAATACTTGACTTACCCTGTCTTTACTGCTAGGTTTGTACTATCAATTAGGTGCTGTCCAGTACCCCAACCGTTAGGAAATGCGTCATGACCGAAGTGCAAGAATATTCTTGTCCAAGAATAAATGAAGAAGATACGCCCGACATACCACCCATCACTATTAGTCCTGTGCTTGTTAAGGATGAGTTCTTTGGTGACTACACTCTTGAGTGTAACATCTGTGATGCTGGCACAGGTCGTGCCGAGTATCGTACCCTTGTGGATTATGCTGCTCGCCACATCTCATCTCAACACCCTGAAGTAATCGTTATCGAATCGGAAGAAGGTATCACCTATGTCTAAGTCCCGTAATGTCCGTTCTAAGTATCAGCCTATCCCTGTGTATGTTCGTGAGAGTGTCGCTGTGCGTGACTCTGGCGACCATGCCCGTACTCGTGACTCTCGTGGTCGTGAGAAGCAGGCGTTTCGTGCCACACTCGTTTCTATCCGTAAGGAGGCATGATGATGGCTACTTTCATGACCTTTGCATGGTTTGGCTATGCTGTGTTGTTCTCTATCTGTGTTGCTGTGATTGCTACACCTGAGCGAAAGGATGGTGGTGAGTGATGCATAAAGCGATTTTTCTCGTCAGAGGTACGGATAAAGATGACCGTTACGTTTACTCTTCCCATGCAAGCCAGCAGGGTGCTAGGGATACTGTTGCCAAACTAGAGGATTTCTGTCCTAATGGTGGTTGGGCTAAGGGTGAACATGAATGGTGCTGTCACTATGTGCAAGAAATAAAATTGGAGGATTAGCAATGACTTTACTAAACTACAATGGCGCTCGCCATGCTGTAATCGAATGGTTTGCTTTCCCTGAGGAGTTGCTTAGCATCAACGAACCTTGGATTGACTACCATGCTAAGGGTTATCTGGCTTGGCGTATCGTCACAGATAACATGTTTGGGTTTCGGAAGCGTGCTGTGAGTGAGTATTTCGATTTCCATTCACAACTTGCGGTTGCGGAAAAGTTCCGCACCTTGCACAATGCAATGATGGAGGAGAAGTAATGGCTGTATTTATTGGTTCTGTTGTGTTCTATTGGTTATCTGTCGTGCTTATCGTGGCTACAATCCATGGTGGCAGAATTGGAGGCAAGTAATGGTAAAGTGGTATGAGGAATTGTTGGAACGTATCTTTGCCGAGAATCGGCGTGGGATTGTGCTATCTGATGCCCCTGTGGGTGAGAAGTTGGCTCGTGAGTACGGTTGGAAACTAGACGTTGATGGTATTGACTATCAAGATGACAAGAAGGCGTGGTGGTTGTGATGCATAAAGTAGATACTGTTTGGGCTATTATCTTCATTGAGGCTGATGATGCTTCCTGCAATCTTGATGATTGGAATGTGGGCACAGCCCTATTCTCTAATAAGGCTGATGCCAATGCGTACGCTAGCAATTTGGCTGAGTTTGATTCTATGCACGTCTACGACATTATGGGATTAAATGTCTATCAGGCTTGACATAGCGCATGTAATGCGCTAGATTTATCATGTAAGCGTAATTAAGTGTCGCCGTTTCGGTATCTGCAATGTTAACAACATTATTCTTGTCCAAGAATAAAAACCTTTAGGAGGTTTAGTATGCCTAATCTTGATGATGAAAGCGTAGATGAAGTTCGTCACTGCGTCGGTTGCACTACTCGTATTGACGAGTACACCGAGGTCGGTTTCGAGGGCACTCGTGGTCCTATCTGCACCAACTGCCATGTAAATTGCCATGGTTGTGGTAATGACTTTAACGACAACTCTGGGGCTACTCATGCTCATGTTGGTGGTGATTCGTACTGTGCTAGGTGCACTCGTAACGATTGGTTCATATGTAACCATTGTGACGATTGGACTCATGTAGACGAGTCACATGGCACTACCAGTGGCTATTCTGTATGTGAGAATTGTCGTGACCAGTATTACCATTTCTGCGACAACTGTGAGCAGTATGTTGATGATGACTACCAGAGTGAGCATGCATCTAACTGCTATGACAGTGGTGAGATTCATGGCTATGACTATCGCCCTAATCCTATCTTCCTGCACAACGAGGGAGAGGTGGACAATGCCCCTATCCGTACCATAAATGTCCAATCGGTAATCCGTAACTACCGTCAGGTTGCCTACATGGGATTTGAGTTGGAGATGGAATACTTTGGTCGTGGTCAGAGCAGTTTCGGTGATGGTGTGGAGTCGTGTGACATTCATGATGTTACCTATCTCAAGTCTGATGGTTCCCTCAATCATGGTTTCGAGATGGTCACGCATCCTATGACCCTTGCTTGGGCTATGGAAAACTTCCCTTGGGAGCGCATTGAGCAACTCAATGATGGAAGTTTCGAGGGTTGGGCTGGCAGGACTGCTGGTCTGCACATTCACGTATCTCGTGACGGATTCGCTAACCTTTCCCATCAGGCTAGATTCGTGCATCTAATCACTCGCAATCAGAATCTTTACGAGATTCTGGCTGGTCGTAGCAGTGAGCGTTGGGCTAACTTTAACAACGATAATCTGCGTAACCTCTCACGCAAGTTGCGTAGGATAGAGTCAAGTGAACGCTATTCGGCAGTCAATCTGCAGAATCGTGCCACACTTGAGGTACGCATCTTCCAATCATCACTCAAGCCAGAGCGTCTAAAGATGTGCCTGCAACTTGTTGATGCTTCTGTGAAATACACAGAGAACCTTTCCTGCAACGACATGGTTACGGGCAAGGCGTTTAGTAGCAAGTCATTCATTGCTTGGGTCGCAACACGACCAGAGTATGAAATCCTAAATAGTTACCTAGATACGTTCAGTTCGACTGGACAGGTTGGAGAATAGTTATGTGCTTACTTATGGTTACTCTTGGAGAGATTCCTAATCGTCAATACCTTTACAATGCAAGTGAGAACAATCCCCATGGCTACGGCTTTGCCGTCAATCATGGTGACCGCATTGTGACAGGTCGTAGCATGAAGTACGAACGTCTTATTGAGCGTTTCATTGACGAGATGGGCAATTCCGACAAGCCAGTCGGTATGTTCCATGCACGTTACACAACCCATGGTTCTACTACCCTTGAGAACAATCACCCATTCAGGGTTGATGGTCGCCATGACATTGTGCTTGGTCACAATGGTATGCTACCTATCACGCCTCGTGCAGGTGATGACCGTTCCGATACCCGTATCTTTGCTGAGGACATTCTTGGTTCGATAGGTGTTGAGGAACTTGACGACAAGGATACGTTCCGCCGTCTTGAGGACTTCACCTCTGGCAGTAAGGTCGCTATCCTATCTACTGCACCAGAACTACGTGACCCTGTGTACATTCTCAATGAAGATGATGGTCATTGGACTGACGGTATCTGGTGGTCTAACAGCACCTACAAGTACAACTACTCATACTCTTCATACAACAAGCCTTACGGTAGTGCTTGGGCTGGTGACGGTACTGTGCTAGGTAGTAAGCATGCTTGGTGGGAAGAGGAAGCAGATTCCTGCTCACCTTGTGGTGTTGCAGACCCTGACGAGGAGTGCTTCGTGTGTGGTCACAACGTGACAGGTAAGGCTCTTGAGAACAATGTGTGTGATGTGTGCAACTCTTGCATAGATTGCAAGGAACACGTTGCATCATGCCTATGCTATGGAATTGTAGACCGCAACGGTAACTACAATCCCAATGCTGACGCTCGTACTATCAACGAATTTCTAGGATACTAGGAGGTATCATTATGGGTAAATTATTCCTTAGCGAGAACAAGTTCCAGAAAATCAACATCAAGTGGTCACGCCCTAATGTTGGAAACTCTATGCAGAAAGGTAACGTGCGGATTGTATTCACAGAGATTCCTAAGGATTCTCCAGAATACAAAGAGGAGATTCCCTCTTTCGAGATTGACCCTTGGAGTCCGTTGGCATGGCAAGTGATGCGTGAGAACTACGTAGCCAACGTAGTGATTGACGAGAAGATTGCTTTCGCTTGCACTATGAACGAACTAACTGCACTTCATCGTGCGCTCGGTGTGTTGCTAGACCGAGCATCATCACAACTACAATAAGGAGGACTATTATGTCATTACCAAGAACTATTACCGCCATGCTCGCTGTCACCTATGAAGTTCCTCAAGTCATTGAGGTTCTATTCCAAGGCAACACGCCCGAGAAAGATAACCTTATTCGTGCTATTACTGGACTTGTAGAGGAAGACTTTCCAAAGTCCTTGGGTGATGTGCAATACTTTGATGATGGGGGTAACCTCATTGAGAAGACTTCTATCGAACTAAATCTAGTCGGTAGCATGATGGACTTCGAAGCGTTCAACGATAAGTTTGATAAGCGTGAGGAACTTGAGGCAGAACTTAGGCTAGACATGGAGCGTGACATGATGGCAGAAGCAGAGGCAAAAGAAGACCATGATGATTCAGAGTAGGATTATTCTTGCCCAAGAATATTTACCTTTAGGAGGTACTGTATGATAATCCAACATCCGTCTTACCCATATTTGCAGGTAGATATTTCTGCACCAAGTTATCCAAAGTTCGATGGAAGTCAGCACTGTTTTGGTCTACCGACAGATGTGTTCTTCCATGTAGGTCAGGGTGCTGACCCAGAGGACTACGAGGAACCTTGGCTAGAACCACCAACCGAGGTTCATCCAAGTGCACGACAAGCATACAAGCCTTATCCAACTTACAGTAGACAGGATGCTTATCTTCTACAGATTTGCGAAACTTGTCCATTCGTAAGGGAGTGCTTTACTCATGCTGTGCACAATGAGGAGTTTGGTTTCTGGGGTGGCACTAATTCTGGTCAGCGTGGTGCTATTCGACGGAAACTTAAGTTGCGTCTTGGTTCTATGGGCTTTAATATCTTTGGCGATAAAGATGTGAACCATCTTCGTGACCTGCTTGCTAGAAAAAAGGAGGAGGATGCTAGTGGAGATTAGTGATGATGATTTAGAAAGGGTTAATGAGATTCGTAATCTTCCTGTTGGCTTCTTGCATGAGGCTATAGAGTGGTGGAACACGCAGGCAACTGCAAGGATAAAGCAATTTGTCGTAGTGACATGCTATTATGAATTCCTTGCTATGCAAGCAGACAATGTAGATGATTTCGTTAGTTGGCTAGAAGAAAGCGAGGTGCAAGATGGAGAATTGGATTTTGACGGTGGACTTTGAGGTTCATGCTGATAGTAAAATTGAGGCTATGGATAACTTACGTCACATCTTGGAATGTACGGATGCAGTATTCGAAGTTCACGATAGTGTGGACCGAGAACTGTTTGAGGAGTTAGGGATTATTTATGATTAAACATTATGCTGTAGTTACTGGTGTTCTAGTTGACGGGGTATGGGAGGTGAAGTTTGACCATCATGCTCTTGCTGGCTTGGGTGTTGCCCAAGATACAGAAACAGATGAGTGGTTATCTTCCGACGAACTACCACCACAGGCTCAGGAGGACGATGGTTTCTTCATGTCCTTTGTTCGCAAGAATCTAGGTATCGGTGGTGGTTTTGATGAGACAACGTAAGAAGGAAATGGAGGCACTAGTTGATGTCCTTTCTCAGGCTCACGAGAGCGTTGACGATTTGGCTGATGAAGTGTGGAAACTTATTGATGCTTTCCGTCGTGACCGTGAATTGTACATTGTTGCTACTCGTGTTGCTGGTGGGCTCAATCTTCTTTATGGTCCTTATGAGTCAAAGAATTTGGCTCAAAAGGATGTTGACGTAGGTGCTATCAAGGGCGTTGACAAGGGTGATAGATACATGCTCATGAAACTTTTGAGTCCTTCTAAAATCTGGGAGTCTTCGACTCCTACATTGTTTGATGTTAGGTAATTATTCTTGGACAAGAATATTATTATGTTCCCCCTTAGGGGGGAACTAATTACTAAGTAATTTAATTATAGTCCTTGTGTCTTCGACACGCCGTAGGTGTTTAGAGTTTACGGTGTGTCACCGTTATTGGTGTATACTATTTCTAGGAGGTTATTATGAGTATAAAAATAGATGGTTTAGAATTACCTGAACATATCAGTTACTCTTCGTTTACTACTTGGCTTGAGTGTGGGTTCAAGTATTACCTATCACGAGTGGCTCAGCAGTCTGGGTCTGCTTCGTGGTGGTTGGCTGGTGGTTCTGCCGTTCATACGGCTTCAGAGAACTTTGATAAGGCTTATTTTGAGGAGACAGGCAAATGAAAATAAAAGTATCTTGTTCCAAGGTGTACGATACGGATGATTTGATGCCAGAGTTTTTGGAGTGGCAAGACGACCACCTCTTGACATTCTCAGCATTAGAAGATTTCATTCTGGATAGATTCATTGCCCCAAATTTTGATAGTTGCGACGTGCTTATGGAGATTCAACATGACAGTTAATGCACTAGACGGCACTTTCCTTGATTCGGTGTGGAAAGATGCGTGGGAACATGAGAAAGCCCGTCAGAAGGCTTCTACGGGGCAGGAAGAGGCACTGTGGAGGGCTGGCGGTAGGGCTACCAAGGCTAATCCTGACAAGGAGAATGGTGTCTGGTGGGAAACTGGTGGTCGTGCCATGCTACAGAAGTGGGTAGAGTGGCGTACAGGTTCACATGGCTGGCAGATTTGGGTCAACGATGATGGCATCCCAGCCATCGAACTAGGACTCAAACCTATCCTTGGTGGTGTCCCTGTGCAGATGCACATCGATAGGGTTATGGTTACACCTAACGGTGAACTCGTAATCCTAGACTTGAAGACTGGTCAACGTACACCATCGTCAGATTTACAGTTAGCATTCTACGCTGCAGGACTAGAGAAAGAACTAGGCATCCGACCCCAGTATGGGACTTATTGGATGGCTCGTGACGGTGGAACTTCACCGCTAGTAGACCTAGACTTCCTGTCACTAGAAAAGATTGAGGACATGGTAGCGGACTTTGACCGAGCCCGTAAGGCTCACTTGTTCCTACCTAATCTCAACAATTGCAAGATGTGTGACCTAACAGATAAATGCAAGTGGTTCAAACAGGAGGTAAAGTAATGGCAGAGAAAAATTATGTAGTTAATGTTAAGACAAAGATTGGCACTATCTTCACAGTACGTGCTGATACAGCGGAAGAACTCAATACCAACATCCTTGAGGTTATCAACTTCTCGGTACATGAAAGTGTTGCAGGTCTAGAGGAATTGCTGACAGGTATCGTGGCTACACCAGCCAATCCTGTAGATGTGGTACTGGCTGCAGTAGGTGGAGAAGTAATCTCCTCCACACCAACAGCACCAGCATTCGCACCTGTGCCCCCACCAGCAGTAGCACCGACAGCCGTAGGTGCACGACTGTGTAGCCATGGACCTATGATTGGTCGCAAGGGTCAAGGTGCTAAGGGTGAATGGAAGGGCTTGTTCTGTCCTACCCCTAAGGGTACAGTAGGACAGTGTGACCCTATCTGGCTGAACCGTTCACAACCTGAATGGGCAACCATCTAGCATTCCATCGGGACTCCCGATGGATACAGTAGCCACCAGATAATTACTGTAAGCGCTGGTAGCCGCACCTGAGTACGTGTCCTAAACTGCTCACCATTCTTGCACTGCAATGCAACAAAATCACTACAAATATTGCATTCTAATGCAAACAATGTAACAAGGAGGTCGAATGAAAACATTAACAAGGTCTGTAGGCAGACCAGAGATAGGCGGAGAGCCATTACCTAGTGTATTCAGAACATTCGAAGACAACCAGATTGCTGTAAGGCGTTCAGAACTTTCAATGATTGCTGGAGAACCAGGTGCAGGTAAATCTACACTAGCCCTAGCAATGGCACTACGAATGCGAGTACCAACCCTATACCTATCCGCTGACACTAACGCACACACCATGGCAATGCGATTATATTCCATGATTTCTGGTGAGTCACAGTCAGAAGCAGAGAAAGTAATCTCAGACAATCCCGTACTAGCCAAGCAACGTCTATCGTTAGCCAACCATATTTACTGGTCATTCGACTCGTCACCTAACCTAGGTGACTTGGATGACGAAGTGACTGCTATCGAAGAAGTGCTTGGTCGTTCTCCAGAACTAATCGTGGTAGATAACCTTATGGATATCTCTATGGACAATGGTGAAGACTTCAACAGTATGCGTTCAGCAATGAAAGAACTCAAGTATCTAGCACGTGACACTAACGCTGCTGTGCTTGTATTGCATCACACTAAAGAGTCATACAACTCTGACCCTTGTCCACCACGTGCTGCTGTACAGGGCATGGTGAACCAGTTACCTGCACTCATCTTGACTGTTGGTCAACAGCATGGATTGATGGGTGTGTCATCTGTAAAGAATCGTTACGGTAAGGCTGACCCATCAGGTAACAATCCTGTATGGCTAGGTTTCAATCCAGAGTACATGTATCTGGCTGACTTGGAGGAGACACGATAATGGATATTGTTATTGGTGGAGGACTAATCATCCTTCTAGGTTTTCTTCTATGGCTAGATAGGAATGATTGGTAATGTGTAACAAGATTGATGATTTGAAATATGCCTACGATAAACTGGTTGAGGTTCAGAAAGAAGCGAAACTGTATGCTGATGAAATCTATATAGAGCAAGATGAATATATAGATTTGCTAATGAAGAATAAAGCCATTCAACGTGTGCGTGAGTTGCACAAAGAAATAGATGGCAACGACAGTGTGTGTGGTGACCCTGACTGCTGTGGAGAATACGAAGAAGGATACATAGTATGCGGTCATTGCTATGATGATTATCCTTGTATGACTATCAAAGCATTAGTGGGTAGTGATGACTGAAACAATTCTATCTGGGATAATAGTTGCAGGAATATCAATAACGTACGCTCTATTATCGTTTTCTATAGCAATAATGTGTTGGCAAGATTGGAGGGAACACCGTGAGCAAAGCAAAGCAAAAAGGAACAGCAGCAGAAACGTCGGTAGTTAACTGGCTAGTATCTAAAGGACGCAAACATGTTGAACGTCGTTCTCTTAACGGTGCTCTTGATCGTGGAGACATTGCTGGGATTCCAGGAGTGGTCATCGAAGTCAAGAACTGTGCCAGAGTCGAACTACCCAAGTGGATAGCCGAACTAGAAGCAGAGATACACAATGACAAAGCCGACACGGGTGCAGTAATACACAAGAAGCGTGGGACAACTGACGTAGGTTACTGGTATGCTACAATGCCAGTAAGTATCTGGTACGAATTGATTAAACAAGCAGGCTACTAATGCAGAAGCACAGCATCATATCAATCATAGAGCACTACGGTGGCAAGACTGGACGTGAGCGTGAAGGATGGTACAAAGTACAATGCCCATTCCACGACGACAGTCATGCATCAGCAACTATAAACATTGAATATGAAGCATTCAACTGCTTCGGATGCGGAGCCAAAGGCGATGCATACAAACTAATTATGGAACAGGAAGGGGTTGGTTTCCGTGAAGCTTACACACTCGCAGAGAGAATTGCTAGAGAAGGCGGTTACCCATTACCAGAAGTCAATCAGCAAAGCAGAAGAGTATCTAGCCAGCAGGGGGCTATCTCTAGTAGACGCAGATACAGTCCGCCTGGGCTTGGTCGAAGAGCCTCTACCAGGGCATGAACAATTCACTGGTCGTCTAGCAATCCCCTACATCACACCATCAGGTGTGGTAGACATTCGCTTCAGAGCGATAGGTCATCAAGAACCCAAGTACATGGGAATGCCTGGCTCTCAAACCAGGTTGTACAACGTAAATGCACTACTATCAGCAGGCGACATTATCGCCGTAACAGAAGGAGAAATCGATGCCATTACACTCAATTACAAATGCGGTATTCCGTCTATCGGAGTTCCTGGGGCTAACTCGTGGAAAAAGCACTACTCCCGTATCCTCCAAGACTTCGAAAAAGTCTACATCTTCGCAGACGGTGACCAAGCGGGCAGCGAGTTCGCCCGCAAAGTCGCCCAAGAAGTCCAAGGCGTAACAATAATTAATCTGCCAGAGGGGCAGGATGTTAACTCACTGTACCTCACACATGGTGCACAATACTTCCAGGAGAAAGTAAAACAATGAGTAAAATTAAAGATGAATTCTTTGAAGAGTTCTACGGAATTGACACACCCCTATGGCACGAACCAAATCCAAAGGTAAATAATGGAGGAAACATTACAGATAGCAATCCGTCTGATAACCGATTTGGGAATGACTGTGACTGCTGTGACGACACACCCGTCAGGTTTACAACTAACAATCTTAGTTCCTCACGTGTAGATATCAGAGATGAGAAAGATTTCTACTTTGATGTGGTCGATGCTGCAGACGAGTTGACAGACTTGCTTATCAGCAAGCATGAAGACTACGGTCCCTCCAACATCGCACTAGCCCCAGGTGGACCAGTGAACGGTCTAGCAGTACGGCTACACGACAAGGTGGCACGTCTAGCCCATCTAACTAAGACTGGTGTAGACCCTAAGCATGAGTCACTACGTGACACATTCATGGATATTGCTAACTATGGCATCATCGGGATGCTTGTCTTAGATGGGAAGTGGGATACCGAATGAAAACCATTGTAGTCATTCCAGACATGCAAGTGCCATACCATGACCCTCGTGCGGTTAAGGCTGTTATGAACTTTGTAGCAGACTATGAACCTGACGAGTTGTTCTGTGTGGGTGATGAGGCTGACAGTCCTGAACCTTCACGTTGGAACAAGGGTCT